CAACAGACGATCCGTTCATGCCCATAACTGCCATAAGTTGTTACATGAGCTGGACGGATCAACTGGTCACACTTGCAGTGCCGCCTAAAACAATCAGCATGGAAGATGCTAAAGAGCTGACCAAAAGATTTGATAACACAATGTTGTTTGAAAAAGAGAAAGACATGCTAGATGCATTCCTACAACTGGTGGAAGACGCTGATATTTTATCCGGATGGAATTCAGAAGGATACGATATTCCATATACTGTGGGAAGGATACAAAAAGTCCTCAGCGGAGATGACACTAGACGTCTGTGTTTCTGGGGAGAAAAACCAAAGCGAAGAGTTTTTGAAAAATACGGCAGAGAACAATTAAGTTTTGACCTTGTAGGTCGAGTACACTTAGATTTATTAGAGTTATATAGGAAATACACATATGAAGAAAGACACAGTTTTAGATTAGATGCTATTGGCGAACATGAACTAGGCGAAAAGAAAACAATATATGAAGGTAGCCTTGATAATCTGTATAAGAATGACTTTGGACTTTTCATAGAATACAACAGACAGGATACGGCACTGTTGGCTAAACTTGAAAAGAAACTTAAATTTATAGAACTTGCCAATGAGATAGCACACCAAAATACTGTGTTGCTACAAACTACAATGGGTGCTGTTGCTGTAACCGAACAAGCGATCGTAAATGAATCACACAGACGTGGTATGATTGTTCCGGGTAGGAAATATAGAGAAAAAGATGCAGAGCCAGTAACGGCGGCAGGTGCATATGTGGCAACTCCGCAAAAAGGAATACATGATTGGATTGGATCAATTGATATCAATTCACTGTATCCATCTGTTATTAGAGCATTGAACATGGGTCCTGAAACCATTGTGGGACAAATACGTCCTGTGATTACATCAGCAGAAATAAACAGGGCTAGGCACGCCAAGAAATCATTCGCGGCGGCTTGGGACAGTCAATTTGGAAGTTGGGAGTATCAAGCAGTCATGAACAAAGAAAAAGGCACAGAAATAATTGTTGATTGGGAAGACAAAACAAGTGTGAGAATGAGTGCCGCACAACTCAATGATGTTATATTCGAAGGAAACAACAAGTGGATGTTAAGCGCCAATGGTACAATATTCACGTATGAATATGAGGCTATTATTCCTGGCTTACTTAAAAGATGGTATGCTGAAAGACAGGAGATGCAAAGGAAAATGCATGAATGTGGTGACAACGAAATAGAAAGGGAGTATTGGGACAAGAGACAACTTGTTAAAAAAATTAATCTTAATAGTCTATATGGTGCTATTTTAAATCCTGGATGTAGATTTTTTGACATACGAATAGGGCAAAGTGTCACACTTACAGGCAGATGCATCACAAAACACATGGGAGCAAAAGTAAATGAAGTTGTAGCAGGCAAGTATGATCATAAAGGTGAAAGTGTTGTATATGGAGATACAGACTCTGTGTATTTTTCTGCGTTCAAAACTTTACAAAAAGAAATTCAGCAAGGTGATATACAATGGACAAAGGATTCTGTGGTAGCACTATATGATAAGATATCAGAAGAAGTGAATGGATCATTTAAATCGTTTATGACCAAAGCATTCCATTGTCCAAGCACGAGAGGTGAAGTAATAAAAGCAGGCAGAGAACTGGTAGGTTCAAAGGGACTCTTTATAACAAAGAAAAGATATGCTCTGCTATACTATGACAAAGAAGGAGAAAGAACAGACACAGCAGGCAAAGAAGGAAAAATGAAGGCAATGGGACTGGATCTCAAACGTTCGGACACTCCAGTGTTTGTACAAGACTTCTTGAGTGATCTATTATACATGGTGTTGACAGGCAAAAGCGAAACAGAAGTATTAGAAAAAATAAGTGAATTCAGGGCTGAATTCAAAGCAAGACCAGGATGGGAGAAAGGATCTCCCAAGAGGGCAAACAACATGACCAAGTACACAGCGGCCGAAGAAGCCAAAGGTAAAGCAAACATGCCAGGACACGTGAGGGCCAGCATGAACTGGAATAGGTGCAGAGAAATGTATGGAGACAAATATTCATTGCCTATCACAGATGGTGCAAAAGTCATAGTGTGTAAACTAAAAAACAATCCACTAGGCTATACAAGTATAGCATATCCAGTAGATGAGATGCGTATTCCGGAATGGTTCAAGGAACTGCCGTTTGATGGTGACGCCATGGAGGGCACAATACTGGATCAAAAGATTGACAATCTTATAGGTGTGTTGGGTTGGGACGTGCAAAGCACGGAGACCACAAACACATTTAACAAACTATTTGATTTTTAAATAGTGGTATGTTAAGCATCGAGGAAATAAAACTTTTAATAGAAAAACTTGAGAAGGCAAAGGAATCGGATTTAAAAGAGTTGATAGATACAAATCTAAAAATACTTAAAGATATTGAAACGGCTGTAGATGCAAACAATGAGGCTGTAATCGACAGATTGGACAAGACGCCAGAGTGGTTCACCAAAGACATTGACGCTAAAAGAATCAAACCAGTTGTAAGTCCATGGTTATTTAGATTGATACAGACAAAGATCTACCAGTTTGCCACAACCAGTGGACATTACAATAGTTTAGAGATAGGCCCTGGCACAGGCATGTTTTCACGAGAATTTACAGCATGGCATTTGAACTACTTCGTGGATGTCAATACATGGGTAGAAAAGAGTATTAGGAAAAAATTTCCACCTGCGGCACAAAAGCTGTTAAAGTTCTATCTCACAGACCGAACCAGATGTGATGACATACCTACTAACAGTTGTAATCTTGTTTTCAGTTGGGACACCTTTGTGTTCTTCACCAAGCCACACATTGAGGAATACTTGCAAGACATCAAGAGGGTTTTGATAGACGGTGGTTATGCATTTATACAATACGCAGACTGCCAAACAGAACCGGATCTGTCATATGCCCAAAGAAGTTACTGGAATTACAACACTAAATCAAGTATGAAAGAAATGCTTATGACTGCAGGATTTGAAATAGTGGAAATGAATCAATTCATGGTTGGAGCAAATTTTGTAATATTTCGCAAGCCTGGTAAACAAAATACCGTGCTATATGAAAAAAATGAAATAGTACTAGACTAAGATCTAAATATACTATACAATAGCAACATTATGATAGACATCTTAAAAGACATCGTTAAACATACGCATGGACTGGGATTCTTGGATCTTGTTAAAATCACTGGCGACGACAAAGAGACTGTCATCGATTCAATGGCTGAAGACAGATCCGTGATCCTGCAAGGGTCTTTCCACAAACCACAAGCGGAAATGAATGGTACTTTTGGTATGCCTCAGATGGGTAAGTTAGATATCCACTTGAAGTGTCCGGAGTACAAGGAAAAGGCAAAAATAACTGTGTTGTCCGGTGAAAGAAACGGTGCAACAGTTCCAACAGGAATCCATTTTGAGAATGAAAAGGGTGACTTCAAGAACGACTACAGATTTATGAATGCTGAGATCATCAACGAGAAACTTAAGACTGTGAAGTTCAAAGGTGTTAAGTGGGACGTTGAAATTGAACCAACAGTGGCAAGTGTGCAAAGATTCAACTT